ATACCAATGCCAGCTACGCCAGCATTAACGCCGCCGAACATGCCGCCTTTACCGACTGTTGCGGCTAGCTCGCCTTTGAGTTTTGTTAGATCGCCTACGACCTCAACTACAACGGTACCTGCATTAGCTGGCATTATTTCGGCCTCTCATCCATCGGCCGAGGTCTTGGCCGCTAACGGGTTTCGGTTTCGGTGCTTGCATACCTGCAGGCCGTGGGATATGCGCGAGCGGTGGCAGGTCGTTCTCTTTCACGCCAGCGGCAGAAAGTGTTACCCGTAGTAGCGCGCTCAATAGCTCAACCTGTGCGGCGGCTAGTTCTGTTTGAGTCGGCCACCATTCGGCCGCGGCCATTCGCATGGCCTCAAACATAGCCGGGTCGTTTTCGTCTAGCTCGTCTAGCTCTGCCGGCCGTAGACCGGTGGCTATGGCCATGTCTGCTAGCTGTCGGTGCCCGGTGCCGTGGGCACCGGCAAAGTAGGGGTAGCCGCTGTTACCGCCTCTACCTGGTAGTCGTCTAACCATGCGTCTATGCCACCGTCGTAGGGTACGCCACCATTCTGGCGGTGCACCCATGCGGCGTACGCTAGGTCTCCGATCCATCCGATTTTGCCCGAGTCGATAAACGGCTGAATGCCTTTACCTGTTTCGAGTTCCCAACGGCGAATAGTGCCGAGGGTAATTGTGAGTGGTTCGGCTTTGCCTTCTGCGTCTGTTACAAGTACGTCGATTCTCATTACGCCGCAAAAGAGGGGTCGTCTGTAATGATGATAAACGGCGTAGTAAGTACGTCGCCTGTAGGCGCCAAGAGTTCTAGCGTGATAGGTAGCATGGCTGCGGCGGTGCTTGTTAGCTGAACTTCGCCGAGCTCGCTAGCGGCGGCACGCTCGGACACTAGGCGGTAGGTGTACTCGCCGTCGATCCATTCGAGCACTAGCGCGCGTTCGTCAATCTCGCCCGCTGCTGGCGGCGTGTACGTGTAAGTAACAGGCGGGCCCGCATCTGTCGCCACTGAGCCGCCGCCAAAGAACATCGCGATAGTCGATTCGTTCCATTGCATAAGCGACGTCGAGATAGTGATGCTTTCCTCAGTTACCGACGTGCGTACCGGTTGGCGAGACTGCCAAGCTTTGATCTTTTCGATAGTGCGCGCTGGCGTCATCGTTACGCCATCTTCTGACGAGTAGCCGAGTTCAATAAATGCGGCGTTAAGCGCTTCTGTTGGGTCTGTCGGTAGAGCGGTCCCAACGGGCGCAACATAGAGCCCGCCGTTTCCGGCTATACGTACTTCGCTGGCATTCTGTGACATAAGGGGCAACCTTTCAATCGTCTAAACGGGGCGGCCGTCTAGTTGGGGTGAGAGTAAACGCTTACCTCGCCGATGTAGCGAGGCTTCGCCGGTGTAAAAGTTTCGTCTGGCGAATACCTAAGCGTACCTAATCGAACCGCAGTAACGACGGATACGCCACCATCGTAAACGCCTGGCAGTTCGTCGCCGAGTACCGCCAGTACTGTGGCGGCGATGGTGCGCGCGTTCGCCTTTGTACCGCCCCATACGTCTATCTGTATGCGTGCGAGGTCGAGCCGGGCGGGTTGTGTAGCTGGCCCGCCGCCTACGCGGTTGAGGCGAACGGCTGGCCACTCTGCGGCCTTCGGCAGTTCGCTATAAACGCGGTCGTCTACGAGTTCGGTTACTGCGGTGTTCGCTCTAAGAAACTGCGAAACGATACGCTCAACGTCGACCGCTAGCACGTGCTCGTAGGTCATGGTTCGTATCTGCCTACGTCGTTGCCGACGACCTCGGCGGCGTTTCTCATATGCCCGCCCGGTTCAGTTTTCGCGCTGCCGAACTCAAAAATATGGGCAAGTTTCCAAGTCGTCCCGGCTTCAACTGTGCCTGCTTCTGTTAACTCTGTATACGCTTTTTCTGTAAACGCTCGCCGGCGGTTAAAGCTCGTTGAGTCGTCGAGTTCTTGTATCACTGCATCGGCCACGGTGAGCAAGGCCGGGCCAAGCGCCTGAGTTAGCTCGTCGTCACTTGGCGGCGGTATGTAAACGAACTTTGGCGCAAAGCTCACGCGGTGGCACGCCTAACTAAACACGACTGCACAGTAGCGCCGGTGCGCGGGTTGAGCGCTCGCAAAGGTTCGCCGTCGAGCTCCCACGGTTGACCGTCGATAATTAGTTGGGCGGTGCTGTCGAGCACTAGCCCGGCGGGTAGGTACACGGTCCACTGTTCGCCGCTCACGTTCTCGGCTGTTTCTGTGCTGGCCGCTTTAGCTAGATGACATAGCACAGGCGTGTAGGTGTAAGTCTCTACCTGGTCGCCGTACTCATCGGCTTCGCCAGCGGCAAACGTGCCAAGTATCGCCGGTGTTTTGAGTAGCTCGGCGTAACTCATTCGATAGTTCCTGTGTCTGTGATATGCCAAGTACCCGAGCTCGTCCGCGGCGACCCGTACGTAATGCGACGAGTGCCAGCGGTGCCCGCTTGGTCGAGCATCGCGCGTTCATCATCGTTGAGGATTCCGGCAGGCGCGTAGCTGGTAGACCAATCGCCTAGCGTTTCTTGACTAACGCCGTCGGGGCGCTCAAAGAGTCGGCGGGTAGATAGCTGGCATACGGTGCGTAGTACGTCCGGGTCTACGGTGCGACCATTCGTATGGGCGTCGATAGCACGGCTAGAAACTTCGAGCATGGTTACCGCCCGCGTTACTTCGAGCTCGGCCAGTGTGCGGCCTAGTATCGCTTCTAAGTCGGCGGCGCTGGCGTATGCCATCTGTTTACCTTTCGCGGTTGGCGGTGGTGGTTGGTTAGATAGCGACGGCAGGATAGGCGCAAGGTGTGAACGAGCTCCCGCGGCTACCGCCGCTATCTAACCTCGCCGGGCCGGCTGAACAAAACAGCCCGGCGAGGTTGCTAGCTAAGTTCAGTCAATCGCGACCGGGACCACGAACGACGAACCGCCCAAAGCGAAACCACAGAGCGTATCGACGGTAAGCACGTCGGCAAGCTTAGTGTTATCCCACGAATTAACCACACGTGCCGAGAGTCCGAACGCCGCGGCGGTCGAGCCTGTAGCGCCGCCTACTGGCATATCGGGAGTACGGAAGGCGGCGACGAGGCCAGAACGATGGAACGCGAAAGCGTCGGCGACGTAAGACGAAACCAACACAGTAAAGCCGTAGATGCGGCCTAGTGTCGCCTCTTGCATAGCGGCGCCCATATCGCTACGGGCATCGGCGCTAATAAGCGCCTTATCTGCCAGCAGAGCGGCGGCGAACGTAGGCGAGCAAACTAGAAAGCGATCACTCATAGGCACCTTGTTATCGCCAAGCTTGGCGAACCCGGCAGTAGCGGCAGTTGCCGCAGTAGCGCCGAGCACCGCTGTAGTGGTGGTAGTTGCGAGAACATCGGCCAAAACCGAGTCGATGTATTCGGCGATACCTGCCAAGCGAGGTGCCACAACCTGCGGGTAAAAGTCCTCAACATTGAGAGACTTTTCACGCGCTGAAAGCTTGATCTGCTCGTAGGGCTGAACATCCAAAGTAATCGAGATGTTGTCCTCGTCGTGATCGTTAACCGTGGCGGTACCGTTAAACGATGTAGCGATACCAGTAACCGGGCGGCGTACGCTAATGGTCTGGCCTTTGCCTGCCACGATTTCGCTCTCGGCGTCGCGGTAGCAGGCGTTGATAAGTACGCCAGCATCTACGAGGCCGCCAAGCATGGCGCTAGCTACCTGGTTACCGTCTACGAGTGAGTTTGCCATTTTCTGTTACTCCGATGATTGAGGCCGTTAGCGGCCGGTTAGTTTGCGGTGCATCGCCAGCGGGTCGAGCTCGGCTACGCCGGGGGCGGTTCCGATGCCGGCCAATTTTGCGGGCGTGTTCGTTTGTGTTTTGGGTATGAGTTCGGCGAGGCCGGCGGCGTCGTCGTTTAGTTCTTGCTCTGTGTTGCCTTGCAGACGTGCGGCGAGCTCGGGCGGTAACCCGTGCTCGGCGGCTACTACTCGGCGGGTAAGTTCTAGACGTTGTTCACGCTCACTTGTTAGCTCGTCTCGCGCTCGGTCTAGGTCTGTTTTATCGGCCTCTACCCGTTCGAGTTCTGCTACCTCGTATTTGTGTAACGCCTTCGCTCGCGTTTCGTGCTTCTGCGCTAACGCTCGCCACTTGACCGCCTCGGCCTGCCAGTCTTTCGGCGTGCCGTCCTCGCCTGCCTTGTCGGCTTCGGCTTCGGTGGTGTCTCGTTCGCTGGCCTTGTCGGCCTCGGCGTACGTCGGTTCGTTCGCCATGTCGGCTACTTGTTCCTGTTCAGTCATAACGCTACCTCTCTGGTTTTGCTTTGTCGCGGATAGTGTGCCATATACGGCAGACATCTAAACGGTAGGCGCCTATTCGTCGGGCGCTTCGCCAGCGCGTCTAGTCCTTGGGCCTTGTGGCCCTACTACGCCTTCGCTCAAAACGCCACCGGCATAATCTAGGTTTACGCTACCTACACGGTTAGCCCAACCGACCCTATCTACCGTTATCGGGTCAATAGAACACTTACAGAAAGCGTGCGACGGTGCGAGCTCGCCAGACTTATAAACCCGCTCGGCGATAAGCCAACAAAACGAACACGCCGACGGATCGGGCACGCGTGAAAACCCGCCGATATTAGTATTTTCTGTCATGGCTAGATTCTCGGCTTTACGGCCGGCTACGAGTACGTCTGTATCGCCGAGCCGGCGAAGCTCGTCTAGCGCCATCTGCCGGGCGGTCGCCGGGTCGATACCTTTAGCCAATGCTTTGGCCTCTGTTTTGGCCGGGCGGTGGTAGACGGTCTCTAGCAGTCGGCCACGTCTGCTAGCTCTGCCGAGATACTCGGCGGCGTCGATAGGGTTTACGCCGGGTTGGCCGGCGATAAAGTCTATAAACTCAACGGCCAGAGCGCCGGCTTCGCCTTGAGCGCCTAACACCGTGTCAGTAAACGCCGATATTAGTTCTAGGTCGCCTAGATCATCTGCCGCTTCCGCGAGGCGTAGCAGTTGCTTTACCGCAGTGTCGCGTAACTGTGACTGCTGGCCGCCGTACGCGTCTATCGCCAAGCGTTTGAGTTCCTCGGCCGCTATCGCCACCTGGTTAGCCCTCTAACTTGGCGGCGTCGGTAACCGGCTGGCGAAGCGACGTGGGCACCGCGCCTGTAAAGTCAACGCCTTCTAGCCCTACCTGGTTAGCCGCCGACTCTGACGCCACACCGGCGCGGATGAGTACGCCCATGGCGTCGGCTTTCGCTTTGACTGTTGCCGCGTCATCGGGTGGCGCCACGCCAGCTAGTACGGCGGTGGCCGGCTGGCGTGGTGTTTCAACCGGCTGGCCAATAGCTCGGGTGAACGCTTCGCGCGTCGCCATCTTTTGCCATGCTTCGATCTGCTGAGGACTAGCGCCGATACGTTCCCACAAAGCCGCCCGAGGTACGCCGAGCCCGTCTAGCTTTACCGCCGCGTCTACCGCTTGGGCTTCGCTAACTGTTTCTGTGCGCCGCCAAATAGTCTCTAACGAGTCGTCTACGAGTTCGGGCCGACCTGCGGCAACTGCCGCTAAAGATACGACCTCTTCCCACGCTTCGCCGTAGTTCTGCTGGCGTTCGTGCACCTTCGACGTAAGCCCGGTCTCTGCCGCTTTCAACGCTTCGGCCGATAGGTTCACCATCTGGCCAAGTAGGTAATGCGGTGGTGTTCTCGTAATGCTAGCGAGGTGCCGTATATCTTCGGCCACTGCGTTGATATATCCGCCTAGTGTCGCTTCGCCGAACTCGCCGAACTTTGTCTCGGGGTCCTCACTCATCCAAAGCCGATCTACTGCCGCGCTAAACGGTTCTACGGCGTTGCCGTCGTCGTCTGTTGGTATCGCCATACCTGTTACCCATCGTTGGCGAAACGCCGAGAACTTTTGCGCCATAAGCCGATCGAAAGTTGTAGACGTAATGCGGTCTTGTACTCGTACGGCGTCTGCTAGATCACTCGTTGGCGTGCCGTCGAGTTCGGGCCTAGTGCGAAACGCTACGAGCGGTACGGCGCCGAGCGGGTTTACGAGCTCGTCTACCACCTCATACCCGTTGCTGCGTTTCTTTCGTAACGTCGTTACGGTTTCGGCGGTGTAATGCCAAACGTAATCGGCGCCAACTTTGACAGCTTCGGCCGTTACTGTCGGGTCGTCCTCGTCTAAGAATATGGCGACCGCTCGCGGGTCCTCTGCTCTGATAATCGGCGGCGCGTCCGTGGTCGCACCTGGCCAGACGCTAACGAAAGCGATACCGGCGCGTAACGCTTCGACGTATAGCGGCATCTGCCGGGCGTCTAGCTTGTTAGCCTGCCACCACTGCCAAAGCTCTGGCCGCGCGTCTGTAGTGCCCGCCGCTCTGAACCCGTCAACTATGAGGCGTTCGGCTACTACGTCGATTACGAGCCCACACCAATTAGACCGGGCCTCGTCGAGTAGTAGCCGATACTCTGCGCGTGCGCCCGCTGGCATATACGGACTACCACCACCGTGGCGGTAGTACTCGCGAAAATAATTAGCGTGCCGGGCTTGTGCGGCGAGGCCGCTAAGTAGTTTCTCTAGGTGGTCCACTTCGCGAATACTACCGCTCGTTTCTGCTATAAGCGTGTATTCTTGCCGCGCTCTAGAACCCGGCCACTCTGCCGCCGCGCGCTTTCGGTCTGTTGGCGCTATCCGCTAGACAATCGTTACGCGATTCCCACGCCAGCACCGCCGCCATAGCCGCATCTATTTTACGCGCTGGCGTTTCTTTCGCCAGCTTCCAAAGGCGGCGGCCGTCCTCGTCGAGCGCACCAACTGAGGATCTAACCGCGTTACGTAAATGTCGGCCTAAGTCCTCGTCGCCGTCCCAACTAACTGAACCGGTGCGTATAGCCGTAGCTAGATTTTTGTTGGCGAAACCGACGGCCCGCCAGCGGTTCGTATACCACGGCACTACGCGGTTTTCGGGTTTACCACGTCGGGCCCGATAGTTACCCGGGCCGACCGCCTCAGACCATTCGTTAATCTCTGTTTGCCAGTACGCCGGGTCTGCGTAAAGGCGCCACACTTCCCACCGGTCAAACATAGCTTTAACTGTTTCTGTAACCTCTGTCGCCGGTACTGCCCAATCTTCGCCAGCGTTCGGCGGGCATTCCCATAAACCAACCAACCATAGGCGCCCGGTTTCAACGTGGCAGGCTACTAGCGCGGTCGAGTCGTCGAAGCGTGAGCCGTCGAAACCCGCCGTAATGAGTTCGCCGGCAGGTGGTAGCGGGCCAACTTCGAGCGCCGCCAGCGCGGTGGCGTCAAACGCTCGGGCCGCGCTAGTCGTAACAGTGTTCAGATAGAACCGGCGGGCGTCTGTCGGGTCTGTGTCCGGGTCTTGTATATCTGCTACCAACCGGTCAAGGTCTACCCAACCGCCAGCACCGCTAGCGGCATCGCCGTAAGTAAGTTCGAGCGCTTGGCGTAGCTGTACCTGGTCGCGTAGATCGACGTCTAAACCGGCAGAGTAACCACCGTCATAGAACACGCCGGGCGTGTTTGCCTCTGCCGCTCGCGCGGTGGCGTCGGCTACTGTGCCGTCGCCCGGTTCGGGTGCGTTCTGCAGTTCGTAAGTCCATCCGCCAACCTTGGCGGCGTTACGTCGCATTACATCGGCCAAGCGTCGGCCACCGTTCGAGCGGTCCCAACTTTCGGTCTGATCTAATACGCCGAACGATAGGCGCGCACCTTCGCGGCTAGGCGCCGAAGCTGTCACGGGTTCGAGCGTGCCACGTCCGCGAGCTCTGTTAATACGAGTACGCCCGAGGTCTAACCCGAGCTCGTCCACTGTTGTGGGGTGGTCTGCGATGGTGTCGTAGAGCCATCTAAATACGTTATCGGTCTGATCTTCTGACACGGCCGCTACTTGTATTAGCGGGTCGTGGTGCTGAACACCAACCGGGCGCCCATCTGCATCTAGCCCGGCGGGTACCACCGGGCCCGCCAGTT